TTAGCATCATTCTTATTTCAGGTGCTTTAAATTTAGGAAGGTAGGTATCTACATACGCTTTAGCGACATCTACATCACCTTGAGTAAAGAATTTTAATATTTGATTAATTAAGTTCTTTTCTTCAGGAGTTAATTTTTCATTCCAGTCTCTAATATCTTCATGCAACGGCACTTCACTAGGAAGCCAGTGCATTTTTTGTTGTGTATCGTATGCTTCAAAAGCCCATTCATAATCAAATGGCTTATAATAAACTCTTTCTTTAAATAAACTCATCGTGTTAATAATTCAATCCCTTCTATAATAATTAATATTAATAATTCAAATGCTAAGACAGTATGATAAACTGTCCACAACACTGTTTGCTCTTTTCTTTTCTTACGTCTTTTTTTCATTACCCCTCACAAGATAAACAATCCGCTTCAGGAATAATAGTACGTTCTATCTTTTGAGATACTAACTCCGCTCTTTTTATTGCTTCAGACCTACAATAGTAAAGAGTTTTTAATTTACGTTTCCAAGCTAACATGTGTATATCATGTAACTCTTTTATATCTACATCAGCAGGAACAAAAACATTTACGCTTTGTCCTTGACATATATACTTCTGCCTGTCTGCGGCATGTTCTATTATCCACTGTTGATTTATTTCAATAGCAGTTTTAAAAATATCTTTCTCATACTCAGACAATTCTTTTAAATGTAAGACTGAACCTCTATTAGCTATAATAGATGTCCAAATTTTATCCGTATTAATACCCTTCTTTTCTAAAAGTTTTTCTAAATATTTATTCTTAACTAAAAAAGAACCTGACATTGTTTTTTGAACATAAGCATTTGCTCTATAAGGTTCTATTGAGGGAGAAGTAGTCCCACAAATTATTGAAGATGAAGCGTTAGGTGCAATAGCTAATAAGTGTGCATGACGTAATCCTGTGCCTTCCATGTCAGGAGCTTCACCTCTCTTAACAGCTAATCTTTTTGATTCAGCTACAGCTTCTTCTTTTATTTTTTTAAACATTTGTAAATTTTTTGTTTTTGCTAGAGCAGATTGGAAGGGAATTTTTTGTTGTTGAAGATAGGCATGAAAACCCATAGCTCCTAGTCCTATACTACGCTCATTGTTAGCACTAAATCTTGCTCTAAATAATTCTTCGGGTGCATAATCTATAAAGTATTGTAATACATTGTCTAAGAAACGTATTATATCAGGAATAAATAAAGTATCTTTTTTCCATTCCTCATATTTTTCTAAGTTAAGGGAAGATAAACAACAAACGGCTGTCCGTTGTTCATTTGTAGGTAGGGTTATTTCCGAGCAAAGATTAGAATGATTAACATATAATCCTAATTTCTTTTGTTGTTCAGGGAGAGCTTCATTTACTGTATCAATGAAACAGATATAAGGTTCACCAGTTGCTACTCTAGTCTCTAAAATTTTTTGCCACAAATCTCTCGCTGAAAGAGTGCGGACTTTTTCTTTTGTATGTGGGTCTACTAAATCCCAACTATCATCATAAGTAGGTTCTTTTATACAGTTGTCAATCAACTCCATAAATTGATTAGAAATATTTATACCATGATGTAAGTTTAAACATTTCCTATGTATATCACCACCACTAGGTTTTCTCATTTCTAAAAATTCTATTATTTCAGGGTGACTTATATCCATGTAAGCGGCATAACTTCCTCTTCTAGTTTTTCCTTGAGAGAACGCCATGATTTCAGAATCAACTACATGTAAAAAAGGAATAGACCCTGAACTCTGACTCCCACCTGAAGTCATTGTACCATCAGACCTAACGTGTCCCCAGTAGCCACCAATTCCACCACCTACAGAAGCCAACCATGCGTTTTCTGTGTAGTGCCTTGTTAGTCCTTGTCTACTATCACCAACATAATTTAAAAAACAGGAGATAGGCATACCTCTTTTTGTTCCTGCATTACTTAGTATAGGAGTAGAAAACATAAACCAAAGGTTAGAAGCATATTCATAAATACGTTCAGCCATTTCTTCATTATCTGAAAAGGTTTTTGCCGCTCTCATAAAAGCATCTTGTGGGGAGTGCTCATCAGGTAATAAATATCTATCCTTTAAAGTAGTCTTGCCGAAGTCGGTTAGTAAATTGTCTTTTTCGTAATCCATTTTTTAAAATTGTCCTGAGTTGGGTGTGTTGTTTGCTATGTCATCTAAGAATTTTTCATCTATAGGTTCTAAGTCTTCTTGTAATTTTTCTGATTCTGTTTTTTCTTCTGTGACTGGAACAAGAATTTCTACACCTTCATAGCCGTGTGTAATATAATGTTTAGTTTCTTTTTTCATTTTCTTCTTTCCAAATATTCTAGTCCAACCTTCTTTATATTTTTCAGTTGGTTGATGTATAGGATTTCCTGCCAAATTACGATTCTTATTATTGTATTTATATCTTTTATCCGCCATACATTTTAATCCAACCTTGAGATTCTATTTTCCATTGTATATCTTCTTTACTTTTATAATTTTCATTTGCAATATGTATCTAATAAAACTTGTTCTTCTTTTTTTTTTATTTTATTACGAGTTTCGTTATATTTTTCCCAACTTGCGACTAATTTATCTATCTTTATATCTTTTTCCCTGTCAATCGTAACATAATTTATCTCCTTCGGTTCAAATTGTTCTATTTGTTTAAAAACAATTTTCTTATCCAAATCACTACACGAATAAACATCTAATTGCATTAATGCAGGAGACACTTCGTCCCAAGTATGTAAAGCGATGTGTGAGGTACTAAGAATAGCAAGACAAGTAAGTCCTCTATTCCCTTTATCATAGACATAATGAGAATTAGGTTGTCCTAACATCTTCATATCTATTGCTCTTACAAATTTCTTTATCCATTTTCTTACAAAGCGAATGTCCTTCGGTGGTTTTTTTATTTCAGCCCTAATAATTATATGGTTGTGCTTCAGCATTATAATGCACCAGTCTTTCTCAATCCCGAAATGTCATTCCCTAATTTAAGTTTAACGTGTTCATCAGATTTATTTTCCTCGTGTTCTAGTATTAAATCAATGTATTGTTTTGCTTTCTTTAAGTCTTCTATCTGAGCCTCTTTAGTTTTGTGCTTCCATCTCCAACGACAAATATATTTAATAGCATTACCTTCAGCATACGGAATATCATTCTGCATAATAAAGGTAATAGGTTCTATCTTAAATCTAAAATAGTGAGGTGGTTGCTTTACTTTATCCGCCATAGTTTCACCTTCCCAGTCTTCTTATTATATTCTTTATGTCTAAGAATATGTGCAACTCTAGCTTGTTGTAGGGCTTCTTTTTTAGTATAACCTTTAGCTTTATAAGCTCCAACAACGATTTTCCATAGCTCTAAAAGGGGTACATTAGTGTAACTCTTAATCATTTTCTCAGCAGTTTTTACACCCACATTTGGTAGTCCTGAGTACCCATCGGTACTATCTCCCGCTAAGGTTTGTATCATAAACCAATAGTCAGCTAATCTTTGAGGTATATTTTCAACTGTTTCCCCATCTCTACTAACTTTAGCAGGTATCTGTCTCATATCTTTATCAATAGAAACAATAATCCTATCTTCAGTAGGGTGTGGTTCAGTTGCCATTATACCCATAACATCATCAGCTTCTAAATTTTTCCACATAACTCCATTATGTTTTTCCATAATGTATTTACGCAAAACATTTAAAACCATCGGCTTACGTCTTTGTTTACGATTATCTTTATAACTTGGAAGAATATCTTTACGAAAATTATTCTTATCAGTTAAAGCACAAACATAATCGTCAGCTTCAAAGGTAGAACCCAACTCATCTATGTGAGAATCTACTTCAAACTTACATTTCTTTTCATCACAATGTAGTGTCCATAATCCGTCACCCCAATGTGTATTCACTTCATTCGCTGTGGCTATCTTATATATTAATATGTCGCCATCTATTAACAGTACCTTTTTTTTCATATGTCCTTTCCTTATATTGTTTGATTTAATAAATCTCCTTTTGGTATGATATATCCTTTAGAAGTCCAGTTGTCTCCGCCTTTTTTAATTGGGTAATTCGTCATTAATTTTTTCAGTATTTTTGTAGAGACAAGAGTATAAGTTTGGTCTTTTAATCCACGCTTTTCTGTCCAAAAACAAAACGCCCAATAATCAGCAGTAGTAGTAAGTATACCCGATTCTTTTCCTCTACTTTCTATCTCTACAAATACATTATTAGTCGTTTGACATAATCTATCAGTCTTTAATTCTATCTTTCCTTCTAAAATTGATTTAAGTTCTTCCTCATATTTTTCACCAAATGGCAAATCATTTACAAAACTACTCTTCACTTTAAAATCATAACCTTTATTTATATTTTTCATTAATGTGTTTCACTCCAATTATTGCCTATTTTATATTCACCAGTTAAAGGTAATCTTAAATTGAAATGTTTACCAGTACGTTCAATAGATTCCACAGCCAATTTTCCTATTGCCTCTGCGTCTTCTTCAGGACATTCAACTTGTATTTCATCGTGTACCCAAACAACTTGTTGAACATCAGCATATTCTTTAACAGCTTTATTAAACTCAACCAACCACTGCTTACAAATTATAGCTCCTGAACTTTGTAAAAGTGAATTGAGTGCGGCGTGTATTGACCGAATTTTAATTTGTCTTTTATCAAGACCAACTAAATATCCTCTCTCAGCCGCTTGTTGTACTTGCTCTAATAACTTACTCAAAGCAGGAAGATTATTTAAAAATCTTTCTCGTATCTTCTTAGCTTCTTTCATTGTCTTGCCTGTTACTAACGCAATCTTTTTTACACCACCACCATAAAGGAAGCAGTAGTAAAATCTTTTTGCAAGGTCTCTTGAATCTAACCCTGCTAATTCTTTTGTTTCAGTATGTATATCACCATTTAAAACGACTTTAGC